CCAGTTCTAAAGCGGACTTCTAAGAGTCTTTGCCATAGTTCTCTCGCATTGATTGTATCACGGACTTCACCGTTACTAGGGTCACGAAGACTCCAAGGCTTATCATCAGCAACACAATCCATAAAGGCATCAGTAATATTGACAGCATTATTAATGTTAAAACACTTCCTATTACTATCGCCTCCAGTAGGTACTCGAAGGTTGATGAATTCGATAATGTCTGGGTGACTAATGTCAGTATACGCTGCATAACTTCCTTTCCTTGTTTGTCCTTGTTTATAAGCTGTCATTGCTGAGTCAGCTACTTTAATAAAAGGTATTGGTCCAGGAGCTTTATCACTCACTGGTCTTACATCTCCCCAATGTCCTCCTACTCCACCGCCTTTAACACTAAGCCAAGCCAGTTCGGATTGATGCTTGATAAGCCCATCCAAAGTGTCAGGCACATAACTAAGAAAGCAGCTGATAGGCAAACCTCTAACCTCTTCGTCAGGTGCGGGTGCGTTACTAAGTATAGGACTACTAAACATAAACCAACCATTACTAACAGCATCATATAACCTCTGTGCTAGACCCATATCCTTGCAACTATATGCAACACAAGCCCTAGCATATGCTTCTTGCGGTGACTTCTCTTTACCTCTTAGATAGTAATTAGTGACAAGTTCTCTTGCCTGTTTAGACATCTTCTTATCTCTAGTCCTATCAATTGTTATTCCTAAATAATTACTTCTCATCTTCTCTAACCTTAATCTCAATCATCTCAACATCACCCTCAAAGTAAACCTTATACTTAAGGTCTCCACTATGATGCATAAGTAAAGCTTGTTTCATACCCTCAGCATACTCAGTAACTCCATGCCTGTAAGAAAGGTAAGCGCCTATACTTCCCATTATGATTAAACCTAAAACAAAATATTCAATAGACATCATAAGTACTCCTAGTGTTTAGTGCTTGAATCATCATCGACAAATAGTTCACTATCAAGGTCACCCTCAAGTCCTATATTAAATAATAATGTAGGGTCTTGGTCTAACAGTATAACTATACCAGTTGCTATGTTACTTAAGACATCGTGTTGTTTAGTTCCTTCTATCGTGTTATCTTGTACAGCAAGTTCGATGTTCTCTTCCGAGTAATCTAACGATAGTCTAAGTAGTACAACTCCCTCTTCAAATTCATCCAATTGCATCTTTCCAATCCTTTCCTAGTTTAACTTGTTTTACAAACCACTTGAAGGAATATACAGAATGTTTGAATTGTCCGAATGCTCTGACATGTGTTTGCTTTGGTGCTAACTGAAGTACATTATCCACTGTCACATTAGATTGTTCTTCCTCAGTAAGCAAAGACTTTAACCAGTCAACCATATCTAACTTAGCTTGTCGTCTGATTGCTTTTGCTTTTCTTCCGTTCATGAATAGTACTCCTCTGTTACCTCATCTACATTAGGTGTCTTAACTACTTTGGTTAAGAAGACATCACCACTAGCATATCTGAATACTCTACAGTCAGGGTTACATCTAACCTTATGTCTACAGTATTTACATGCTGAGTGTAGTCCTTCGTTACCACCCTTGCCCACTTCAACTATAGGATGACAACGGTCAGGCGGTGTATCTTGTTTAAGTTCTTCTCTGATTGTATTGATTCTATTCTCTATGTTAGGTAGCTCAAGTTCGTCAGGTTGGAATAAACATATCTCACCAGTTGATTTGTTAGCAACTAAGAAACCACCACCAGTTTTGTTTAGTCCGTGTTCATACCCTGCAAGTTGAGCGAGGTAACCGAATGGGTCATCCTCTAATAGTTTACCATCTTTAAATTTCTTGAAGCTAAAGTCACTTGCTGATTTAACATCAACAACTACACCATCAATGACAGAGTCAATGTGTCCTTTAAGACCACACACATCTACTTCTTCTTGTTGCATTGATACATCGTGACCTGCAATATCTGCAAAGAAAAGGAGTAGTTCCTCTACCAAATGTCCATACAGAAACCTGAAGACCACAGAAGGAGAAAGGTCTTCATCTGTTTCATTATGTTTCATGTCGTACCACAGCTGACGGTTTGGTCTACCGACATTGGACATACGTAGGCTAACATCACTACTTCTAGGCTTCGCCCAGTGGTAGAGGACTTCCCTTATCCCAGTCATTAATTTGTCTACCTTTTCTTCAGGTAAGTCAACCTCCTGACCAGAACCTATTCTAGTAAAGACATCGTTGATATCTTCTACTAATGTTTCAATTTGTTTACTCATACTACCTCCTTCCGTTAATGAGTTTCAGACCAGTTATTACCAATCTTATATTCGCCATCCAATGGACAGCGCATGTTGAAATGTATGCCAGCATCTACAATTGCTTGTACTCCTAGCTCACCAAACCTTTCAGCATGCTCCTTTAAAACTTCTGCTTGGTATTCATCATGAATATTACCAACAAAGTTAAAGTTAATGCCTTCTATTTTAGCACTGTTTTCTAAAATTGTCAAGGCTTTTTTCATAATTATTGCTCCTGCTCCCTGCAAGAGAGAGTTAAGTGCGGCGTGTTCTGACCTAATCCAGATTTTTCTGCCATCAAGTCCTTTGACGTAGCCTCTTTTAGAAGCCTTTCCAACTCGCTCTCGTAAATCTCTAAGTGCTGGCGTATTATCAAGGAACTTTGTCTTAAGTCTTTTACCATCTTTTGCCCGTCCTCCAACGACACTCCCGATTTTCGCATCCCCTGCACCATACAAGAATGCATAGATGAAAGTCTTTGCCTGATTTCTTGATTGAAGTCCTGCAGCCATTTGATTTGCTGTGTGTATATCTCCGTGTAGTATTTCATTTGTATACTCCTCATCATTCATATAGTGTGCTAACATCCTCAACTCTAATCCACTAGCATCACAACCTACGATTACTTTACCTTTGTCTGCTACAAACAAACTCCTAAAGTCTGCACCATATCCGCCATCAAAACCCCAGACTGGATGTCCATCCTTATCACTATGAGTAGCAGGTATCTGTGCCATGTTAGGGTCAGAGTGTGTCATCCTACCAGTAACAGCACCATTAGTATTTACCTTGCCATGTATCCTACCATCCTTACCTATCTTACCTAGTATGTTGCGAAGCATTGCTTCTCTCTTAGAGATAAGAAAGTAATCAGCAATCATCTGACACTCAGGTATATCCTTAACATCCTTGAGTACGGATTCATCTACAATAGCATTACCCTTATCAGTAAACTTAGTAGGTATCCAACCAAAGTGTGTTAGGTATCTAACAATCTGCTGTCTACTTGATAAGTTAAACTCAGGATACTCTATACATCCCCATTCACCATCATCATTAAAGTGCGCCCCTCTTGCCAACTGTTTAGCATATGCTTTAGATTCACTACCATCTTTAAGGTATGGATTCTTTAACTCAGTTAGAGGTACGAATGTAGGTAAAGGTTGAAACTTCTCGTGTACTTTATCAACTAACTTCTGTTGTTCTTCTAGTAACTCTGAGTGTAAGATGTGTGCCTTGCGCTCATCAATCAACCAACCAGCTAAATGTTGTTGATGTATGATACTACATACCTCATGCTCAAGTCTAACACACTCGTCACTAAATCCTTTCAGTTCGTTAATTAACATGTTAATTACTGACTCAGTTACCCTGACATCCTGCTGACAATACTCAACCATCTCATCAGACAAGTGAGTCCAGTCATCATGAGTACCCTTGGGAAACCCAAGTACCTCACCCCAATTCCTAAGACTATGTCCACCTGCTCGTGATGGGTCTGTCAATCTAGATAATACAAGAGTATCTGTTATCTTTTTACCTGAGAAGTCTAAGTCCCATAACTTTTCTAGTACTGGTATATCATATCCGATAATGTTATGCCCGATAACTTCATCAGCATTGTTAAAGTCTTCAATGAATTCTTCTTTAGTCAACGCAGTCTTTACATTATCAGTACCTAATTCAGAATAGCATACACACCATACTGTATCAGGGTCTAAACCATTAGCTTCAATATCGAATACCAATCTAGAAGTCATTATCATCATCCTCCTTGTCGTAAGGGTTATCTGTTTCAGACATTCTACCAGTATCTTTATCATAATGCAAGTAGCAAGCTGGTCCAGTTAAACCAGCAAACCTATTCTTTAATACACGAATGGTTGTGGTGTTACGAATGAACTCATCTTCGTGCTGTCCATTACGCTCAAGACCTATCACCATATCGGATAGCTGACCTATACCTGCTGAACCTCTGAGTTGTGATAGAGAAGTCATGCCACCTTCTTCATGTGATGTACCCCCAGGTCTTTTCAAATGACTGACCATAAACAAACAGATACCTGTTTCTTGTACGAGTGTTCTTAACTTGGTTGATATTTCATCCAATGCTTTACGCTCATCACCATTCTCTTGACTGGATACAAGGATAGATATGTGGTCTAAGAATATATACTTACAATCAAATCCTTTTGCCATATGTCTGATACGACTTATGATTCTATCAATAGTATTAGAACCGAAACTATCGAACATAAAGATACGACCAGTACCTAGTGTAGCATCATAACTTTCTTGAAACTCTACCTCATCTATTGCTGTATCAGGTAGGTGCAATAACTTGTTTGCCTCTACTGACATCAGACTAAGACCAGTCCTCTTGATTGATTCCTCTAAGAATAACAAGCCTATACTCTCATCAGTACTCTTCAATAAGTAATGTACTAACTCTCGTAAAACTTGTGACTTACCCATACCACTACCTGCTGTAAGAGTAACCATCTCATGTGTCCTGATACCATAGGTCAATTCATTAAGACCTTTCCATGGATAGTCAATGAATGATTGTTGTACCTCCTCAGTCACCACCTTCCACATATCAATACCTCTGACGATACCATCAGGTGCATATAACTTAGCGTCCCACCAAGCATCCATAAACGCTTTCTTTTTGTTATCCCTAAGCATATCATTGGCATCTTTATATCCGTCAGGTAACGCTACAATTTTAGCCTTAGACGGAGGGAATAAGTCTGCTACTTTCTTAGCAGCTTCCTTACCTGCCTTGTCCATATCAAAACATATGACTACTGTTTCAAACTCATCAAAGAAAGATAGGTTTCTTTTGATATCTTTTGTTGCTGATGAAGCGCCATTGATTAAACTAACAACTGACCACTTACTACCTAGCAATTCATAGACTGCCATTGCATCACACTCACCCTCAGTAATCGTTACAAACTTTCCTGATGGACTGACGACATTAGCACCAAACAGTACTGCATCTTTTACAGTACCCTCTATGTAGAAGTCTTTGTTCTCAACATCTCTAATCTTCTGTGCTACTTGATTACCATCCTCATCATAGTAAGGATACAAGTGCTTGGATATCTTTCCATCCTTAGAGTTGACACGAGTCACGCCATACTTCTTGGTGGTAGCGCTAGAGATTTTTCTATCAGGCAAATCTCCTACGATACCTTCTGTTTTTATTCTATTAACTTTACTTGTTCTTGGTTGCATACTACCCTCTGTAATTTCACCATCATACTTACTGCCATGTGCCTGACAGACAAAGCAATGCCATGAACCATCCCCGTTAATACTAACACCATCCGATGAACCACAAGTGTTGCATGGTTGG